ACAAGGCAGTAGCCTCGCGCAGGACAGCGTCGGGGTAATAGTTTTTATTCCCCGACAGGCCGGCATTGATGATCAACACTCGCCATTTCAGGCCCTGCTCATCCTGTGATTCGATGAACACCTGTTGGGCTTCGCGCATGGAAACTGCGGTGTGATCGAGCACAACCTCCTGTGGCGTACCCAGCTGCACCTGGTTGTTGTTGTCGATGGTGTAGGGGTAGGCATAACTGCGTCCATCACGGCCAATAACGATGCGGTCCGGGTAGACCGCCTGCACATCGATATAGACTCGCTCCGGACCGCCGCCATTGATGCTTTCGCGCACAGCACGGACGACCAGCGCTGATCTCGCGCTCAAGTCAGTCGCGGCGGCTTCGCGCAGTTTGGCGGGGATGAGTTGCAGCAGGCTGTCGAACGAGACGCCAAGTGCTTTGGCGAAGCCGCGCAACCGCGCATCCGGCGGGCGCGCAATGTCGCCGCCGAGAATGCCCTGCAGGGTACTCTCGGAAATGCCACCGGCTTTCGCCAGCGTCGCTACCGAGAGTTTCTTGTCGCGCATCAGGCTGCGCAGGCGATCTCCGAGTTTCGACATGGGCTAGGCGCTGGTCAGCTTTTCGCCGGCGGTGGTGATCACGACAACGTGGGTGCCGTAATCCTTGAATGACATGACGTCTTCAACCGGCACCGCTTCCTCGGCCAGGACCGGTTCACCGTTTTTGTCCAGCACGCGCTCACCGTCTTTCAACTTCGGTATCTTCCGGTGGACGGCTTTGGCCGCCTGTTCAATCGTCATTTCCTTGGTCTTCTGTTCGTTGTTCTGTTCGGGCATGAGTGTCTCCGTAAGGATTAAATAGATTGCGCTCTATCCATCAACAGGTGTGACCATAAAGGCGCATGCGGCATCGGGCTATTAAAGGGCTTTAGTATTTATATAGGCGGTCAACTCCGACCGATGTCTCGTAACGGCACGGCGTTCTGCAGCCCTCGACGGAACGCACTGGCATTGAGTTCATCCTGCGTGAACGGTTTGCGCTGCGGGTTGGCGACAGTCCAGTGCTCCATGAACGGTAAGGACTCACAGCCACAGTTGATGGTTTCGCGCGCCGGCCCGGCCGGGTCGCGGGGATGCATGAGCTTTATGCCGCCGACGATAAAGGGCTGATCGACCGGCTGGATCTGGCCGTCTGCGGCATCATGCGTGACGCGCGAGTGCAACTTGCCGCTACGGCGCCACTGCTTTTTTAGCCCCGGCAATAATGGCTTTGCCTGTTCCAGGCGTTTTTGCGTGGCCACGGCGAACGCGCGGCCGAGTTCGGTGCGGGTGATGGTGATGGCGCGAGAGCGGCCACCCTTTTTAATCAAGGTCTCGATCTTGCCAATGGCATCACCGGTGGTTTGCGCGCCAATCGCGACCAGGCCCAGTTCGGCGTTGATTTTGTTCGCCAATTGCACGCCGACATCGCCCATGCGCTCGGTCATAAAGGCGCGCATAGCGTCGAGCTGGCGTGTATCGATTTGTGGCAATACCCCGGCGATGCTGATGCCGCCGGCCGCCAGCGGACGGTCAACCAGGTCGAGGCCGGCTTGCCACATGTCCTGTGCACTGGCATCCAGATTGGTGGCTGCCTGCGCACTCATGTCCTGCATGGCCTGGCGGATGGCCTGTTGCAATTGCGGCAACATGAATGCCTGGAACTCGGATGGCGTGCCGGCCAGAATCCCCGCAATACGGTCCTGCGCGGTTTTCAGCAGGCGCAAGACTTCTTCACGGGTATCAATCTGGATGCGCGTGCGCCGGCGGAGCACCTGGGTTCGCGCCTTACGCGCGGCGCGGTCACGTTCTTTCTTCGTCATCTGGCCGGTGGCTCAGGCTGCAGCATTAGTGGATGTCTTGCCGGTTCCGCCCGGATCGGAGGTTGTAAAGGCATCCTTTTCCGCGTTGGCAGCGGCTTCATCGAGTGCGGCTTCCAGCTCTGTTTTCGCATCGAACTCGATACCCAGACGCGCAGAGACTTTTTCGATGATCTGCAACGCACGCTCGCGNGTTAATAGATCGTTCGTGATCAGCATGGCGGCCGCCGTGGTGACCTGCATGAGCGCAGTGGCGTAGCCGCTGATGTCGTCATCGACCATGTCCGGCCATTGCACATCGAACTGGTAGACCTCATCCAACAGATCGGGCTCGCCGTGATTATTGGACAGCTCATCCTGGCGAATGACGTATTTCCCAATCTCTGCCAGGATGTATCCCAGGTAGGTCTGGCGCATTTTGAATATCTTGAAAGTTGGGCCGGACATTTCACTGGCCGTGGCGCGATTCACATCACCGCCACCGCCGTACCAATGCTCCGGCAGGGTCGCGCCGCCCATCACATGGTTGCGGAACAGCCTGGCGTTTTCGCTGGAGTCGCCCGCCTGCAGGTCGGGCGTGACAGCTTCCCACTTCTCGGCATCGTTATGCACACGCACACTGTTTGGGCTGGGTGGGCGTATCTGCTTGGCCCGCTCTTTGATGTCTTCAGGCGTCGCGCCCGTTAGCGTAATGTCCCACATGAACGCACGCATGAACTGGGCGCGGTCGATTTCGCCAAACAGGAATTGGTCGAATGCATCCAGCCAATCGATCTGCGCCAACAGGTCAGACCTGCCACGGCTACCATTAGATAGGTCGTTTACCGTGAAATAGAACGCTTCCCCGTCGGTAAAGGTCTCGCGGATCTGGCGCGTCCGGTCGGTAAACAGGATCTGCTCATCACCGTTGACGATGACGCGATAGCGCCGCGCCAGGCCCTTGCCGTCTTTGGTTGTGATCACGCCAATGGGCTGTTCCGCATTGTCCGGGTCCATCACCACGGTGGCAATGTTGGCCGGGTCGAGATACCCCAACCGTACGTGTCCATTCATCTCATTCACAAATGTCGGCCAGCATTGCTCACCATACAGTGATAGCTCACGGGCCTTCTTGACCAGCTTCAGGTCCATCTGGTTGATCGGGTCGGCCCAGAACCGGTCCAGCAGATCCTGAATCGTTTCATCGTTCGCCACCAGGCGCACGCCTTCGGCCAGCAGGAACGCCAGCGGCAGCTCGATGATACGATTGGCGAGCAGATTCGATTCCCAGAGGTAGACCGACAGTTTCTGCATGCGCAACTGCGTCATCGGAGACAGGTCGCGCTTGTTGTCGCCGCCGATGCGCCGCCACTGGTCCTCATCGTCATCCACGGTGACGCCGGCGGCTTCGACAAAGTCAGCCTGATCGTCCGTGGCAGTTTCATCCGGCTCCGAATGATTGACCCAGGGTAGCAATTGAGTGATCCATGTCATATTCATCATCATTCTGCCTGTTGTCGTGATTTCGACCTGGTGCTCGGTGCGACGGACGCGCTGAGCGGTTTTATAAAAGTTTTACAAGCTGATATCTCGGGTGCGCTGCGGCATCCGTAGCGCCACACCCGAGATCGTCGCTTACAGCGGCTCTCAGACGGCCGGGAATCATCCGTACCATGTCGTGCCTACATTCCACCGACCGATGAACAGCCGCCATCCATGTATCCCTTTACCTGAACATCGCAACACGACGACGACCCCGCGCTGCCTCTGGTATGTAGGCGTCTTCCGGTTCAGCCTCTATGGTCTCGCCAGCCGGCGGCTGGCCTTCAACCTGCGTGGCCATCCAGGCCAGCAGGCCGGCGATGGCGCTGTCACCATGTCGGTATTCGCCATCGCTACCTTTGTCTCGACCATCGTCCATACGCGGTCGCCCCTTATCCAGCACCACACGACGGTGGTCGGCAATAACGTCTTCGCTTATCGGCACGATGATCGACCTGTCTTCGTACGCCGTGCGGTATTTTGGAAAACTGACGCTGTACCACTGCGGTGTTGCCATCACGCATTCCACTTTTGTGAGGCCATAGCGCTGCAGCGCGGCCTCGGCATGTGACTGACCATTACCGCGCGCGTCAAACTTGGCATGGTGGAGCAGCGGAAGGTTGTCCATGATGAAGAACAGGATCAGCTGCTGGACGTCGAACGGGATGCGGCGCATCTCAAGCAGGAAGCCAGTACGCCAACTCTCCGGCTTGTCCTGCTGCAACACCCAGATATCGGACAGGTCACCATTGCGGCCGAAATCCTGTCCGAGCACTGAACGCTGGTCGGTCGGTAACGCATCGATGACAGGTTTCAGAACATCGTTGATCCAGGACTGTGCTTCGCTCAGGCGATTGTCATCGAGCACCCATTCCGGCGGCTGGGTATAACGAACAATGGGGATGCCCTCGACGGCACAACGCTCGATGAGCGTGCGCGGCATATAAACGCCGCTTCCACGTCGCGGTATACAATCCAGTTCCTCATCAGCGGCGTCGCCGTATTGGCTGCGGATCGCGGTCCGGAATTCATCCTCTGCGGCCTCGCTCCAGTCCTTGCCCTGCACCAGGCAGATGCGCTGGTAAAACCCTTCTGCGAGTGCTTCATCGAACGTGGTGCGGTGCAGTGAGTAGGGACGCTTGCCGGCGCGGATCTCGCGGATCAGTTGGTTGAACTCGTTATCGTCGCCGTTATGGGTGGAAACCACATCGACACGCCCACCCCACATCAGGAACGCCAGCGAGGCCTTGAGCAGCTCGCCCAGGTCCTGGTGGAATGCCGCCTCATCGATGCGCGCATGGCCCTGCCGGCCACGGAAGTTGTGCGGGTTGGAACTCAGTGCCTCGACCTTATGGCCAGAGGCAAACTTGATGCTGTATTTGACGATGTCGCGCCGCTCGTTTTCGATAACGGCGTGCTCCAGACCGACATCGATGGCGCCGGCCACCAGACCGAAGGCGCGGGCGAAGAAAGCCACATCGCCGATGTACTCGGCCGCCATGGGCAGGTTGTAGCCCACATAGAACTGGTCCATGCCTTCCTGCTCGGCGGCTTCCAGCGCGCTTTCCGCTGCCATGCCACCCCACGTCCAACCGATCCGCCGGGATTTTTCTGCGACGCGCACCTGCGACTTGTCTTCATGCCAGCGGATTTGATAGGGCAACAGGATGTAGGGGACATCCATTTCCTCCATGCCCTGGGCACGTTCGGACTGAATCTCATCGACCAGGTCCAGGTATTCTTTTTTCTGCTCGTTATCCATTGACCTTGATGCCGAGGATCTCGGCGCGGATCTGCGAAGCAACGCTGGCGCTGAGGCCACCCTTACCCGCCAGGGCTTCCACCTTCTCGGCCGCCTCGGCAGTCTTGCGCGCCAGTTCTTCACGCACCTCGTTGCGCCATTCCTTGACCTTGACCGACGCGCGCGTGAGCCGCGCAACCATGAGGCCGATTTTGTTCAACGCCGCCGGGTCCGGTTCGTCGCCCAGCTCCATCAGTATTTCAAACGTCTGGGTCTGCACCAGGCGGATCAGGGCTTCATTCATGTCGCCCTGGTCATCATCGGAGCCTTCCGACAAGGCCTTCGCCTGTTCGGTTGCAACACGCATTTTCTCCAGGCGGTCTTCAAATTTTTTACCGTGGCGCCATAGCGCGGTGCGGCTGATGCGCAGTTCAATGCCGGCATCGGCTATCTGAGCGTTAAGCCAGTCGAGCAGGACGTCGTAATTCTGAAATCCCGCCTGCACCAGGCGTGCATTGAGGCGTTCACGGATATCATCAGGCAGTTTCAACATGCTGGAGCGCCGTGGCAT